ACCCTTTAAACAGGTTGCTGTATATCGCTGTAATACTATCTCTCCAATACTCTTCCCTACAATTATTTATAAGTATGCAACTTTATACAATAACGCATATGTAGTAATAGAATCAAATGATGTTGGTCAAGTTGTATGTAATGGATTATATCATGATTTTGAATACGAAAATATGCATGTATCAAGTGCTATCAAAGCGAATGCTCTTGGTACTGAGATGACTCGTAAAGTCAAAAGACTTGGTTGTTCTGGTATTAAAGATTTACTTGAGACACAAAAACTAGAAATAGTGGATGAAGAAACAATACTTGAGATATCTACGTTCATTGCTAAGGGTCAATCATATGAAGCATCAGAGGGCAACCATGATGATATCATGATGAACCTTGTAATGTTTGGTTACTTTGCTACCACAGAAATGTTTAGAGATTTAACCGACATAGACATAAAACAAATGTTATATGATCAACGTATAGCAGAAATAGAAAATGATATTCCATCGTTTGGATTTATTGATGATGGCAGTGATGCCATTGCTGATATAGAACGTCAAGAAGATAATTCTCCTTGGCAAATCGAATATCAGCAAGAATTCTAATATTATAAATAACAGTAATTGAATATCCGTATTATGAAAAACATATCATTTAGGTTCAAAGAAGGACACAAACCATGGCAATAGGTACACCATCAGAGTCACCGGCGATAGTCGTCAAGGAGCTCGATAGAAGCGGTGTAGTACCCAACGTTCAGACCACTACAGGGGCTTTCGTAGGAAATTTTAACTGGGGTCCTGTTAAACAGGCTACGTTGGTTTCTAATGAAAGTGCACTGGCAGAGACGTTCGGATCTCCCGATTCTTCTAACACAATAGAATTTCACAGTGCCGCATACTTTTTACGGTACGCTAACACAATGCAAGTAGTAAGAGAAGTTACATCTGCTGCTAAAAATGCATACGACACTGACGCTAACGCGACAGTATTAGTCGAAAATAGAGACAACTGGGATGACCAGATCGCTGCTCGAGATGGCGATAAGCATACATTTGTCGCTAAATGGCCTGGTAACTTAGGCAACTCACTCAAAGTTTCAATGCTACCCTGCGATTCATCATCATCAGCTGGAATAGCTTCATCAACATTATTTGATAATTGGGCATATAAATCATCTTTCGATGCTGCGCCATTAACATCTGATTTTGTTAGAAACAAAACAGATAAACTTCTACAAGTAGAAGATAAACCACAAATTTATGGTGGTGACGAAATGCACGTCGTAGTCATTGACGAAGACGGTGCAATTGGAGGTACAAAAGGAGCAGTATTAGAAACATTCCCATTTGTATCATTAGCACTAGGTGCACAAAATCCAGATGGATCCACTAACTTTATTAAAGATGTTATTAACAATCAATCAGAATATGTTTGGATGGCTGGTTTCGGCGATGCAAATAAATTCTCTGGACTTGCAGGTACAACTGCTGATAGTGGAGATAGCTACATTACCCCACACGGAGGTGGTCCAAAAGTAATCGATATATCTCTTGTAAATGGCGTCAACTCAGGTGCATTAACACCATCTGAATATGCAACAGGATTTGATAAATTCGAAGATCCAGACACAATCACTGTCGACTTCCTTATCGCTCCAGGTATGACAAGCAGTACAGATCAAAAAACAGTTGTTAATGATCTTGTAGCAATAGCGCAAACAACACGTAAAGATTGTGTTGCTGTAGCTTCACCTGCAAGAAGCGATATCGTTGCATCTACAACTCCGGTAACAAGTGCTATTAGTACTGCTAACGGCTTTACTAATTCATCTTACCTTATCGTGGATAACAACTACCTTAAAGTATATGATAAGTACACTGATCAATACATCCAAATACCTGGTTCTTCAAGTACCGCTGGTATTATGGCTGCATCAGACTTCAACAATGCACCTTGGTTCTCACCAGCTGGTCCACGTAGAGGTCAATATGTAGGTATTACATCATTATCTTATTCACCAAATAAAACAGAAAGAGATTCGCTTTATAAAGCAGGTATCAATCCTATCTCTAATATACCTGGTCAAGGTGTATTACTCTTTGGTGATAAAACTAAATTAGCAAGACCAAGTGCATTCGATCGTATTAACGTACGTAGATTGTTCCTTGCGATTGAAAGAGCTATTTCGATAGCTGCACGTAACGTTATGTTTGAATTCAATGACGAATTTACTCGAGCAGAATTCCAAAACGTAGTTGAGCCTTTCTTAAGAGAGATTCAAGGACGAAGAGGTATTACTGACTTCAGAGTGGTTTGTGACACTACAAACAATACTGCCGCAGTAATTGATCGAAATGAATTTAAAGCAGACATCTTCATCAAACCAGCACGTTCAATCAACTATGTAACTCTAAGTTTCGTAGCTGTAAGAACTGGCGTTGACTTTGAAGAAGTTGTAGGCACAGTTTAATTGACAGATAGGAGAATATAAACATGGCTATTCTTGGAGTAGACGACTTTAAAGCCAAGTTGAAAGGTGGCGGCGCCAGAGCCAATCTGTTCAAAGCGACTATCAACTTTCCGGCTTATGCACTTGGAGATGTAGAGATTACGTCTTTCTTGTGTGAAGCAGCACAACTTCCTGGCTCAACGTTTGGTATCATTGAGATGCCTTTCAGAGGTAGGTTTTTGAAAATGGCAGGCGACCGTACATTTGATACTTGGTCACCTACAATTATAAACGATACGGACTTCGGTGTTCGTAACTCAATGGAACGATGGATGAACGGTATCAATGCTCACAGAGCAAATACTGGTCTAGTTGCTCCAGTTGATTACGAAGCTGATTTGTTCATAGAGCAAATCGATCGTGACGGCAACAGCCTGAAGAAATATAACTTCAGAGGTTGTTTCCCAACATCACTATCACCGATTGATGTGTCCTACGGTTCAAACGATGAAATCGAAAGATTCAGCGTTGACTTCCAGGTCCAGTACTGGGAAGCTGCAGACACAACCTCTTAAGGTTCGTATATATAAGACTATAGCGAGGCATTCATTTGCCTCGTTAAACCCTATTATTGAAAGAAAAATATGGCGGAAAACAGCTTAAAATTATTCGGTTTCGAGCTTCGCAGAGCTAAAAAGGTTGAAGCGGAGAAAGAAAAGCTGAAATCGATTGTACCTCCGGTTGACGAGGATGGTGCTGGTTACGTAACTGCTGCCGGTGCACATTATGGTCAATACGTCGATATAGACGGAGACAAATCAAAAGACAACTACCAAATGATACAAAAGTATCGTGGTACTGCGTTGCATCCTGAAGTTGATGCTGCGATAGAAGATATTATGAATGAGTCGATCAGCGGATCTGAAGAAGGTTTTGCTGTACAGCTTGAAATGGAAAGCTTAAAGGCTTCTAACGGAATTAAAACTAAGATCCAAGCAGAGTTCGAAGAAATCTTAAAGATGTTACACTTTACGGATCTTGGTCATGATATATTTAGACGATGGTATATTGACGGAAGAATAACATTTCACTTAGTTGCAAATGTAGATAATCCTGCTAAAGGTATTGAGGATATAAGACCTATCGATTCTGCAAAGGTTCGTAAGGTCAAAGAAGTTAAGACTTCAAAAGATCCTGTTACTGGTGCTAAGATTATTGAAAAATCAGAAGAATACTACATTTATCAAGAGAAACCAGGTCAGCAACAGTCTGGCGTTAAGTTAACTAAAGACTCTGTTCTTTATGTTACATCTGGATTGCTTGATGAAACACAACGGAAGATTATATCATATCTTCACAAAGCAATAAAACCGCTCAACCAGCTACGTATGATGGAAGATTCATTAGTAATCTATCGTCTTGCACGTGCACCTGAGCGTAGAATATTCTATATTGATGTCGGTAACTTACCGAAAGGTAAATCCGAAGAATATATGAAAGGCATAATGGCGAAGTACCGTAACAAACTTGTATACGATGCTTCAACTGGTGCAATCAAAGATGACAGAAAACATATGTCAATGCTTGAAGATTTCTGGTTACCACGTCGTGAAGGCGGTAGGGGAACAGAAATTTCTACATTGCCAGGTGGTGATAACCTTGGACAGATAGACGATATCATCTATTTCCAAAAACGACTCTATAAGTCTCTTAACGTACCAATTGCCAGACTTGAGCAAGAATCACAATTTAGTCTTGGTAGATCTACTGAGATCTCAAGAGACGAGCTCAAGTTTCAGAAATTTATCGATAGGCTTCGTAAACGATTCTCTATACTCTTTGCAGAGATACTCAAACGTCAGCTGATACTTAAAAACATTATTACCGAACAAGATTGGGACGAATGGGGATCAGACGTACACTTTGATTATATAAGAGATAATCACTTTACAGAGCTTAAAGATGCAGAACTACTTCGTGAACGTCTACAAACATTAGA